AGTACGACCACGCCAGTAATCACGCTCAATGTCCCAAGCGCGTCGGCTAGTAATCGAGGCGTTTTAACGGCAGCGGATTGGACCACTTTTAACAGCAAAGGCAGTGGGACGGTTACCAGCGTCACAGGTACGTCAGGACGCACGACTAGCACAGGCGGCATTACGCCAGCGATTGATCTAGCGTCAGGCATTGTCTCGGCAGGGACTACAGGATCCGCATCGCTTGTCCCTGTCATTACTGTCGATACCTACGGACGGGTAACGTCGATTACAACGGCAGCGAATCCACAAGGAACTGTTACAAGCGTTTCTGGTACTGCTCCTGTTGTTAGTTCTGGCGGCACTACGCCAGCAATCAGCATGGCGGCAGCATCAGCAAGTGCAAATGGATATTTGACTAGCACGGACTGGTCAACATTTAATGGCAAAGGATCTGGCACTGTAACGAGCGTTAACAGTACAGGATCGGTCAACGGAATTACTTTGTCTGGTACGGTCACATCTAGCGGCAGCATAACGCTAGGCGGCACATTGTCTGGCGTAAGTTTGGCGACTCAAGTTACGGGCAATTTGCCTGTTACCAATTTGGCATCTGGTACTAGCGCAAGCGCCACAACATTTTGGCGTGGCGATGGAACCTGGGCAACTCCTGCGGGTGGCGGCACTGTAACCAGCGTTTCTGGCACAGCTCCTGTCGTATCGTCAGGCGGTACTACGCCAGCGATCTCAATGCCAGCGGCAACCACTTCTGTTAGCGGCTACCTGACTTCCACTGATTGGACTACGTTTAATAATAAGGGATCAGGGACGGTAACAGGCGTTACGGGTACGGCTCCCATTGTTAGTTCTGGCGGTGCGGCTCCAGCAATCAGCATACCCGCAGCAACCGCAAGCGTTAATGGGTATTTGACCAGCGCGGATTGGTCAACATTTAATGGCAAGGGCAGCGGCACTGTTACCAGCGTTGGCGGTACTGGCACGATCAACGGAATAACTTTATCTGGCACGGTTACGTCTGCTGGCAATTTAACGCTAGGTGGTGCGTTATCGGGTGTCAGTTTAACTACGCAAGTTTCGGGCGTATTGCCGATTGCTAACGGTGGCACAAATAGCACGGCAACACCGACCGCGGGTTCGGTGGGATACGGTACTGGAACAGCTCAAGCCTATACTGCTGCGGGTACATCAGGGCAGGTTTTAACAAGCTCTGGAAGTGCTGCGCCAACTTGGACAAATGTATCGTCTCTTACGGGCGCACTTAATTATTACGGTGCGTACCATGACACAACAACCACGACAGCAAGCAGCACAACTGTTGCGTATGTCATGCCGATTGGTTCTGTTGATTTGCAAAACGGCGTAAGCATTGTCGGTGGCGATCAAATTACTGTTGCCAATGCTGGTGTTTATAATTTTCAATTCAGCGCGCAATTTGAAAATCCTAATACTGGCATTGCCGATGTAGCGGTTTGGATAAGAATTAATGGCGTTGATGTTGCAGATGGTGCAGGAGCAAATGGAGTTCCAGGCAAACACGGTTCCAATGATGGATTGCAAATTGTCAGTTGGAATTATGTTTTAAATCTTGCTGCTGGTGATTATGTGCAATTGGTTTGGCACTCTGATTTGACGGGTGTTCAACTCATTACAATCCCAGCGACAACTAGTCCCGTGGTTCCCCAATCGCCAGCGGTAATTGTTACCATTGCATCACAATCGCAAATTGGTATCGGGTATTACGGGCAAACGTCATTGACTAGCACGGCTATTGCAACGGGCAGTAAGACATTTACGGTTGGGATTCCTGCAACGTCAACGGCATTTACGATTGGTACTCGCGTTCGATTTGCGTACACAACCACGCCAGCGAATTTCATGGAAGGCGTGATTACCGCATTTGCTACAACGTCAATGACGGTCTTGGTTGATTTGATTGGCGGCTCTGGAACCTATGCCAATTGGTCTGTATCGGTTGCTGGCAATCAAGGGACGGGTGCGGTTACAAGCGTTACAGGAACGGCTCCTGTTGTATCGTCGGGTGGTGCTACTCCTGCAATCTCAATTCCTGCTGCAACGACAAGTGTCAACGGCTACCTGACCAGCGCAGACTGGACTACGTTTAACAACAAAGGATCGGGAACCGTTACTAGCGTTACTGGCGTTACAGGACGCACGACAAGCACCGGCGGCACTACGCCAGCGATTGATCTGGCATCAGGAATTGCTACGCCAGGCACAACGGGATCCGCATCGCTTGTGCCGGTAATCACTGTTGATACCTATGGTCGAGTAACCAGCATCACGACTGCGGCTAATCCGCAAGGCACAGTAACTAGCGTCACAGGCACAACTCCTGTCGTTAGCTCTGGTGGTGCTACACCAGCAATCTCGATGCCTGTTGCAACGACAAGTGTCGATGGCTATCTATCCGCAACCGATTGGACTACCTTTAACGGCAAGGGCAGCGGAACGGTTACCAGCGTTGGCAGCACTGGCTCAGTCAACGGGATTACGCTCACTGGCACTGTCACATCCAGCGGCAATTTGACGTTGGGAGGCACTTTGTCGGGCGTGAGTCTGGCAACTCAGGTGACGGGCAATCTACCTGTCACGAATTTAAACAGCGGCACATCTGCATCAGCACTAACATTTTGGCGCGGGGATGGCACTTGGTCAACCCCCGCAGGAGCAGGTACGGTTACTTCTGTCGCTCAGTCTTTTACGGGCGGTTTGATTTCGGTTTCTGGTTCGCCAATTGTTAGTTCTGGCACGTTGGCTCTAACCGTTGCTGGTACATCTGGCGGTATCCCTTACTTTAGTTCGGCGTCAACTTGGGCTACGTCTGCTGTCCTAGCTGCTAATGCTTTGGTGGTCGGTGGCGGTGCTGGTGTTGCTCCTGCTACTGTTAATACTGGCACAGGAGCATTGACGGCTCTGGGCATTGCTGTAGGGTCTGCTGGTGCGTTTGTAACTAACGGTGGCGCATTAGGAACACCGTCTAGCGGCGTTGGCACAAACCTTACGGGTACTGCATCTGGACTGACCGCAGGTAACGTCACTACCAACGCCAACTTGACTGGTGCAGTTACTTCTTCGGGCAATGCGACATCCCTTGGGTCATTCACTTCGGCAAACCTCGCCACAGCTCTTACTGACGAGACTGGATCGGGTTCTGCGGTATTTGCTACCAGCCCGACGCTGGTTACTCCTGCACTGGGAACGCCGTCTGCTTTGGTCGGGACAAATATTACGGGCACGGCAACCAACTTCACCGCAAGCAACGTCACAACCAACGCCAATTTAACTGGCATGGTTACGTCGGTCGGCAACGCTGCCGTGCTTGGATCGTTTACTTCTGCAAATTTGGCTACCGCCCTGACCGACGAGACGGGTTCAGGAGCCGCAGTATTTGCAACCAGCCCAACTTTGGTTACGCCTGTACTTGGCACGCCTTCAAGTGGCACTTTAACAAGCTGTACGGGCCTGCCAATATCTACCGGGGTATCGGGACTTGGCACGAACGTCGCTACCGTTCTAGCCGTCAATACTGGCTCTGCTGGTGCATTTGCGGTTAACAACTCCGCAAATACGTTTTCGGCTACCAACACGTTCTACCAAGTAAATTACACCGTTAATACGGTTACGGTATCGGCCAATGCTGGCACGGTTCCGATTACATATCGGATGAACAACTTCACTAACAGTTCAGCCGCTGCAATGGCAGTAACGATGACCACCACAAGCGCCGTGGATGGTCAAATGTCTATCGTGCGTATTTATGATTTTAGTGCGGCGGCGCAAGTTATTAGTTGGGTGAACACGGAGAACAGCACGGTGTCTGCTCCTTTGCTTTCAAATGGCTCGACCACCCTTCCTCTGACTGTTGGCTTTATGTACAACAGCCAAACCTCTAAATGGCGTTGTATCGCCTCGGCATAATTATGAAAATTGACTTTAGCTTTGATACTCAATACGGCAGATTTTCGGATGCTTTGAATTTTGGTGACGAACTACCTAGCGATGCAGAAATTGAAGCTATGAAACAAGCTCGTTTGGATAACTGGATTGCGGCTATTACCGCACCTGCCGAAGAAGTACCCGTTGAAGAAGTGCCCATAGAAGTGCAGGAGTAACTATGGCAGATAGATACTGGGTAGGTGGTACGGGCACTTGGGACACAACGACAACCCACTGGTCTGCATCGTCTGGCGGTAGTGCGGGTGCAACTGCTCCTACTGCTGCGGATTCCGTATTCTTTGACCAAGCTGGAACTTATACCGTTACTTTAACGGGTGCGTTGACTTGCCTTGATATTACCGTTACAAACTCCTTGGGTATCGTAACTTTTACCAGCACAGGATCAATAACTATTAGCGGGTCAATGTCATTATCAAGGCAAAGATGGAATGCAACTGGCACACTTACATTTAATGCTACTACCAGCAAAACAATAACAACAAATGGGGGAAGTTTATCCTCGCCAATTACTTTTAACGGTGTAGGTGGTACTTGGGTACTTAGTGACGCACTTACTATAGATGCTGTAAATGCATTAGCAGTAAATCTTATAAATGGCACGTTAGACCTTAATGGTAAAACATTAACATTATCCGCTTCCACCACCGCTGCGTTCGCTACCAATGTGGGCACTAAAAACCTTACGTTTAATGGCGGGTCTTTAATTATTGCTGCAAATGGCAGTTCGTTTAACAATGCCACACCAACTGGATTTACTACAACCGCAGGAACGGGCACAGGGTCTATATCTTTTCCTAATCCTAATGCAAAAACTTTTGTTGGCGGTGGATCAACTTTTAACTGTACGTTAAATCAAAGCGGTGCTGGTGCGTTAATCATTACTGGCTCTAATACGTTTTTAAACATAACCAATACAGCTACTGACCCAACTGCAATTACCTTTACAAATGCTACTACAACTACAGTAGCTGCATTTACGGCAACGGGTACAGCCATTAATCCTCTGACGTTAAATAATGTCACAGCGGGTGGTACAACAGCCGTTATTGCTCTTTCTGGCGGTGGGTCGGTTACAACGCCTGATTACTTAAGCGTTAAAGACCTATCGTTTACCCCTTTTGCAACAAATGGAACTGCGCCTTATAAATGGTACGCGGGTGCTAACTCTACCAATGGTGGTAACAATACTGGCATTGCATTTATTGCTGGGACATCAACCGCATATTTTTTAGCTTCTGGCACAAGTTTTACAACACCTGCCGACTGGAATAACTCCAATAACTCAATTCATTTAATTGGTGGTGGGGGCGGTGGCAGTGGATCAAGGGCTGCTTCAACGACCAACAAAGCTGGTGGTGCGGGTGGTGGCGGGGGTGGATACCGTGGATTAACTAATCAAACTTTAAGCGGTGCGATTACCTACGCAATCGGTGCTGGTGGTACAGCGGGTGCTGCTGGTAATGTTGGTAATACAGGTGGTACAGGTGGCACGACTTCTTGGAACTCCGGTGCGTCAACCGCTACCGGCGGCGTTGGCGGCTCTACTACTGCAACCCCTACTTCTGTCGGTGGCGCAGGCGGTACAGGAACTTATTCTGGTGGTGCTGGCGGTAATGGATCAACTACAACTACATCAGGCGTCATTGCTACTGGTGGCGGTGGAGGCGGTGCGGCTGGCCCAAATGGAACCGGCGGGGCGGGGGGCAGAGGTTTTGCCAGTGCTACAGCAGCACAAACGGCGGGTGGTGGTGGTGGTGGTAACGGTGGCGGCTCGGCTGGTGGCAACGCATCTGCATCGACGGGCGGTACGGGCGGCAATAACTCACTCGGTTCGGGTGGTGGTGCATCAAACACAGTTGGTACAGATGGTGGCGGCGGCGGGGGTGGTGTAAATAGTGCTGGTAAAGCGGGTAGTAGAGGATTGGATATTGCCAATACGACTGGCAGTGCTGGTGGCACTAGCGGATCTGCTGGTTCTTTATTCTCTGGTGCTGCTGGCGTTCTTTACGGCGCAGGTGGTAGCGGTGGAACAACGAACACAGGGATTGGAACTGCTGCTGGCGGTGCGGGTGCAGCAGGTATGATCTTTATTATCTACACGCCAGCAGGAGCAGCAACGACAAACAGTAACTTTTTCATGTTGTTTTAATAAACGGAATAAATTGTGGATACTCAATCACTGGTAAATGTCGGCATTACTATTGCGGGTTGCTTTGGTGGTTGGGTACTCAATCGAATTATGTCATCGCTGGACAGGCTAGACAGTGATGTAAAAGATTTACCGAATAAATATATTCGCAGGGATGATTACATTCGGGACGTTTCGGAAATTAAAGCGATGCTCAAGGGCATTTACGACAAACTCGACGCAAAGGCTGACAAATGAAAAAGCTCCTGCTGCTACTCTTGATCTGCACGAACACTTATGCCGCTGATCTGATGCTTTGTGGCGATAAAGACTACGAATACGCACTTTGTGCTGCCGCTGGCTCGACGCCTACGGGCAAGACAATGATCGTCAAGGGCAAAGTCTTTAAAGAGGGCATGGCGGTCTGTCCTGTGCTTAAAGGGCGATCCATTGCAAACGGCGCATTGATGAACGGCAGTTGCAAAGCGCCACCAGGCAAAGTCTGGAGTTTGTTTAGTACGGTAACAGAGGCTCCGCAAGCTCCCACCTGGGCGGTTGCTCCGCTGGTCCATCGCACGTTTACTCTGAGCAAAACTGAGGGCATGAGTAACCAGTGGTCGATGCTTTGCGACAAGCAGGCCCAGAAGGTCAACGGCGTTACGCTGGCGTCTTGCTACGGCCCAATCAATGAGTCGCCAGTGACTAACGGTCATGTCAAGATGGGCAGCACGATTGTTACTGATGCTCCTGTAGGTGCAATTAACCCTGTAGGCGGGAACTTCTGATGCTTGAGGATCAGCTACGCCGTGACGAGGGCGAAAGACTCTCCGCGTACCAAGATCATCTGGGCTTTTGGACAATCGGCATTGGTCGGCTGATTGACTCGCGGCGAGGCGGCGGCATCAGCACGGACGAGTCAACCATGCTGCTACACAACGACATTGCGCGGATCCGCGTTGAACTCTTGCAACGCCTGCCGTGGTTCGTTCACCTCGACTCTGTGCGACAAGGCGTGCTGATGAACATGACGTTCCAACTTGGTATCAACGGACTGATGGCGTTTCAGGACACGCTTGGCAAAGTGCAGACGGGAGACTACGCCGTTGCCGCTGACAAGATGCTGCAAAGCAAGTGGGCCACACAAACGCCAGAACGTGCAAAACGCCTATCAATCCAAATGCGTGATGGAGTCTGGCAATGAATCCACTTCTGCTTGGACCACTGGTTGATGTTGTCAAGGGCGTCATCGGTAAAATCTGGCCTGACCCGGCGCTGCAAGCCGAAGCCAACCTCAAGCTGGCAACGCTGGTGCAGACCGGCGAACTAGCTGAACTGGCGGCGCAAACCGACCTCGCCAAAGCGCAGATCGGGGTCAACACCGTGGAGGCCGCCAGCGCCTCCCTGTTCGTCTCAGGATGGCGCCCGTTCATTGGCTGGACCTGTGGGGCAGCGATGGCGTACAAGTTCATCCTGGCGCCGCTGCTGATGTTTGGCGCAGCGTATGCCGGGCATCCGGTAAACCTACCTGTGCTGGACTTCGGGGAGATGTCCACGGTCCTACTCGGTATGCTTGGGCTTGGTGGCCTCAGGACGGTCGAGAAAATTAAAGGCGTGGCGCAGTAAAGCTAGTTCGTCGGCTTGCGCTTCAAGTTTCGCGTAAGCAACTTCTGCAAACTTGACCAGGGATTCGTGAGACCACTCGCTAAAGTCTGTTTTCATTTTTTGAATTTTTTAGTGTGATGGCGAACAGTTGATCGATCACAACCAATCTGTCGAGCAATCTCTGACAAGCTCAATCCTTCAAGCGTCATTCGTTTTATTTCCTGCGTTCTGATATTGACCAGTTCTTTGCTGCCAGAACGATTGTTTTCCATCACATCAAAACAGCAAATAATCCGTGATTGTGGAGGCTCTGGTTTCCATCCCACTGGACAATAAGGCATTATTTTTTCCTCATCCAGTACGAAATACTTTTGACGTTCATGCCCAGTTCGGCGGCAATTTGATCGTATGTTTTGCCCTGTGCGCGAAGTGCTTTAATAGCAATTTCTTTCGTACTGCTATTGTTTTTTTTATCGTCATTCGCATGGGCTTGTTTGTATCGAGCGTCCATGTTTTTCTTGGTTTGTCTAACACCGTCCATCACACAGAACGATTCTGGCGGCATTGTTGCGGGAGCGTAGGGCATATCAATAAACTCCAATTTTATTCGGCGGTCTCAGCAAGTTACTAAGCTCCTCGATTACATCAGCCGCCTTCAAGATCACTTCCTTCGGGCAGTATTCGTGATTAAGCCGCAGGTCTTCAATAAGGGCTTGGATTTCATCCACCGTTCTTCTCCTTGCTTATGCCACGCCAGTTAAGTTTTTGGATTGGCGATGCACGTTTTTGATTGAACTCTTTTGACGCCGTGCTGTAGTCTGGGAAATACCATTGCGACCATTCCTTACCATCCCACCAAGCGAGTATCCCTGCGTTAATTATTTCGTACTCGCCAATATGCACAGGCTTGATGTGCGGGTGATACCACGGCGTCAGCATTTGTTTCCCCAAGAAGGCGTTTTTCCGCCATCCAAAACCCACAAGTTACGCTTGCGGAGATACCGCACCGCCAGAACCCACTTGGCGGCGTTGCGGCGCGTGTAGTGCAGACGCCTGGCACGAGTGGTCAGGCTCATGATATTGCTGCTTGCAAAATTATAATCAATTCCGCAATGCTTTCTTTGGTAAACAATGCGGATGCTGAAGCGCCAGGAACAGAAACGCTCAACCAGATTTGATCGGGAAATTCCATCAAATGCAAATACCGATTTTCTAGTCCAGCAATTTTTATCATGTCGGAATTATTCATATTTTCTCTTTTTAAAATTGGCAGCACCTTGATGCTGCCATAGGATCAGAAGGTTTTTAAAAGTGTTGCAATTTCTTTGTGCCGTTGTTTGTGGCACGGTTGGCAAAGCCACATTACATCAAGCGGTTTGTCGTAATCTTCATGATGCGCTAACGATTTTTCTGCGTTGCATCTTATGCAAGGTTGCCGAATCAAAGTGCCTTTTAGTATTGCGTATGCAACTTTTCTGTGACAATGCATTCGTCTAACGTCTGCTTTCCTCCATGCTGCTGAAATTTCTCTTGATGTTTTTTGACGTTCTGGATTTTTTGCACGTTCTCTGTCATAAGCTCTGTATTGGTCAATGTTTTTGTTTCTGTTGTCCGTAACATCTTTTTTGTTGCATTCTTTGCATTTGTTCACATGACCATCAGGCATCATTGGATGTTTGTAAAAATCTTCCAATGGCCTGATAGCATCGCACTTAAAACATTTTTTAGAATGAACCATGTTGAACTCCAGTGACTTGCGGAGTAACCATTATAGGCCCATTCTAATTAAAAGGTATTTCGTCTTTGTCAAAGGGTTCGTCTTTCGCTTTGGGTTGCAAGTGTTGCGACGCTTTGGCGTGTTTCACAATTTCGTTTTGGAAAGCAGGATTTGCCCAAACGTGATTCCAGTATTTCCCCGTCTGTTCATTTTTCCGCGAGGGAAAAGAAACGAACGTGCCGCTGCTTCCCTCAACGAGTCGGCATCCCTTGATGCTCAGAAACGCTTCACGTTGTTCTGATGCTGCAATATCAACGTTAAATTGCTTGTCGTGCCAAATAATCATAATGTGCATTTTTTAGACCTTTTTGAGTTTAAAAACCATAGTTTCCGCTGCATCCAAAAAAGCGATAACAGCGGATTCGAGCTCCGAAATTCTTTTAGAATCACGGTAAAACCGTACTACAAACAATTGCAAATGTTCAGGCAGATCGGGACGGAAACTAGCAAAGTCGCACCAGTCTCGACCCGTACAAGCCATTTGCCACATCATTTGATTTTTGTACTGCGCTGGTGCAACGCCGGCAAGCAGATACGACAGGTGCGTAGATACCTTCGGAGACTTAATCTCAAGCAGGCCATCGTGCCCAACCAGCCCGTCAGGAGATGCGCCAGACTGTTTGATAGTCGGATGCTCACAGAATCCCACTTCCGTTACGATTGAGTCAAAGGCAACCTCATACGCGCTTCGAGCCAGCGGCTCAGTCTCCGTTCCGTACTGCATATATGCGTTAGTGTAATCCGATCCCTGCGGTTTTCCCGTAAGCATTTCCGCGACGATCTGCGACAGATAATCTCGATACCCTGCGGTTTCGGGTTTCATCATTACGTTAGAAATCATGCTGGCGGTAACTCGCCCGGCACGTTCTGCGAGCCATTCTGGTGTGCCTTGGTTGCTCACAGTGGGATGTCCTTCAAAGCGTCCTTGCGGTGGTTCTTGGCAAGCGTAAGCGTGACCATTGCACTAGTGTCGCTGATTGCTTGGGCGGCTTTGTAGGCGGTTTTAAAGGTATCCTGCAACTTTTCCATTGTCATCGCATTTTCAATGGCGGCAACATAAGCGGCGCAGTCCATCGTTTGCACTGGCTTGGCTTTAGATGCTGCGTTACCGTCATCATCTTCAGGAGCCACGCCTACAGCTGCCGACAAACTGTAGCGCCTGGCGTAGGTCAGCGCAGAACCGTAACCCTGCGCGTCTGCTTTGTTGACAGGCAGCGCCAACATACCGCAAGCAATCCACTCGCCCGACGAGTGCAAGAGCATGGTTTCCACGCGCACTTCGTCTTTGTCGGATGGCTCAACGGTCTGGATGTACGACAGTCCGTTTGCTGCAAACGCGGTACGGATGGCCTCAACCACTGACGCCAGATCAGCGTACTTGCTCTTAAAAAACGGGTTTGCAGAATCTTTGATTGCTCCGCGCATCTGACCCTGTGCCAAAGCAAGCGCCGTGGCAATTGCGGAAATACTGTCTGATTTTTTCATATCATTCCTAAAATAACCACTAAAGAAATTGCCACGCACGCGGCAATGCCAAAAACCCAATCACGAAAAGTATTCATTAGTCTTTCCAATGTCCGTCTGACCACGGGTAAATTTCCAGTATTTCCAACTCGTTGCCAAAGTCCTCGCGGAACCACTGCTTTGCAATTTCCTTGGTTTTGCAGTTGTAGTCCACGGTTTCAAACGAATCCGCGTCTGGCTCTGAAAACTTTACGGTGTAGTAATTCATGCCGCACTCTTTTCTGCGACATACGCACGGGCTTTGGCGCGACTTGAGAACACTGCCAGCAAATCATTGCCACGCCAGACTTGCCAGGCAGGGGCGTTGTACGAATTTTGGAACAATTCAAAAAGATTTACGATTTTCATGATTTTTCCTATTTGTAATTAAGCCAGCACCAGTTCCACATACGCTTTGGCGCTCATGGGGCTGGACATTGCAATAACCCAAGCGTCATCCCTGACGCCCATCAAAGTCAGCGCCAGTTCAGCAACGCGCTTAGTGCGAGCCATCTTAAGTGCGGCGTAACTGTTGCCACGCATTTCAGTGGACGGTCCAGCAAGGTCGTTGTCGTTCCAAGGGTGATACAGACACCACGAAGTGCCGTGACCGTGGGGACGCCCTACGGCGGCTTGTGCTGCTGCGAGTGCTGCGGTTTTTGTCATCATGTTAGCTCCTGGTGGGTTTGCGCTGCTGACAAATCAATAGTAATTCATCAAATCGACAAATTCAATACAATTTCAATATATTTGCAATTCATCGGAAAACTGTTGACTTTTTCGTTGTTTTAGTCACATGATGTTGTTTTTACAACAAAGGGGGCATCAAATGCAAGCGAACAGATTGGCAGCGGCAACGAATGGAGAAACGCATTTTGAAGGCAGCAAGTGCAAGATTTGCAGCTCAACGAAGCGATGGACGATGAACGGATCATGCGTTTTTTGTGCAAAGCAAAAGGCAAAAATTGCAGTCAACAAACAGCGGTTAGAGATCAAACAATTGATGGATGACGCCAAAGCGAGGAAATAAACGATGTACTACTACCAACATCACATCGGAGATTACAGGCGAGACACAGGACATTTGACGCTGTTGGAACATGGTATTTATCGTCAATTGCTTGACCTGTACTACATCACTGAAAAGCCAATTGATACGAATTCGATACGTTTGATATGCGTCCGTAATACGGACGAACAAGAAGCGTATGCGCGTGTTCTCGCTGATTTTTTTATTGAGCAAGATGGCGTGTATTTACACAAGCGTTGCGAGTTTGAAATTGAGCGATTCAAAGACAAATCGGAGAAAGCAAAGCAAAGTATCAATACAAGATGGAATAAAAACAAAGACTTACGAAGCGATACGAACGTATTACGGACGAATAACGAAGGTAATACTAACCAATTAACCAAAGAACCTATAAACCTATCAACCAAAGTAAAGAAAGAAAAGGAAAAGAAAGAGCCAAAGGCTCGCTACGCGATCCCTGATTTTGTTCCACAGGATGCTTGGGACGGATTTGTGCAGATGCGGCGCACAGGCAAAGGCGTGTTTACAGAACGTGCCGCTGCGTTGATCTTGACGCAACTCAAAGCGATGCACTCTCATGGCCAGGACATTGCTGCGGTGCTGGATCAGAGTACCGCGCACGGATGGAAAGGCGTTTTCCCATTGAAACAGCAAAACGGAGTAAGACAAAATGGAAAATTCAACGCAAGCGCAGCGAACAACCAGCGACTCAACGAACTCATTGCAATCGAACTGGAATCCGCAATGGCTCAAGGAACTCTGGATTCGGGCGTTGCATAAACGGTTGACCACGATCTACGGGACGAAATTTACCGCTACGTTTCTGGAGCCAGAGTCGGTGCAAAACTGGTGCGAAGCGTGGGGAAGCATCTTGTCGGGCATTACTGGCGAGCAGATTAAATTTGCACTGGGCAGGATGGAAAAAGAAATGGTCTGGCCTCCCAATGCGGTGGAGTTTTACCAGCTTTGCAAGTCAGCACCACTTCCTCAACCGTTGCAGATAGCGTTTAAACCCGCCAGAACAGCCCAAGGTGCGGCTATTTCAACTGAGTTGGTGCAAGGACTACAGTCCATTACTTCAAAGCGTCCTAGCGCGTTGTGGGCGGTTCGGATTTTGGAGCGAGAACAGGCAGGGGAGCATATTTCCGTCACGGTTCGGCAATTGGCACAAGACGCAATCACAAAGAGGAAAATTACATGAGTCAGAAAGACGTTTTACTGAACGCGCTTCAGAATGGTGAAAAGCTCACCACGCTTGACGCGCTAATGAATTACAACGTAATGGCGTTGTCGCAACGCATGACTGAGTTGCAGCGAGCAGGGTATCCAATAGAGTCAAAGATGATTGATACGGATAGCGGCAAGCGCGTTGCTCAATATTCTTGGATTGCTCCAAAACTGCTGGGTGGCAATCAATGACTCCGCTTATACAAAAGGGTTGTCAATTTGCACCGCAACCAGAACTAGCAATGTGGTTTGACGTTGGCGATATGCCGCCATCTACAGAAAAGCAAAACATTGCAGTAGAAATTCTGATGCATTTGCCGTTTGAGCGAACAGCGATTGTCGGGCGCGATGCTACTGGCAAGGACTTTTGTTTGTTGCTCTTGCAGGGGGAAGGGTCGATGGCTGTAAGCGGTGGCTCAATGTGGCATAAAAAATATTTTGAGCCGTTTGCCTACATTGAACATAAAGATGGTGTTAGTTTGTATCGGAAAGACAAAAAGATAAACAAGCTCAATCAAATAAACATGGATGAAGTGATGCCAGCGCATTTGATGGTTATGGCTACATTGAGCAAATTATCTAACGCTTCGACAGGTTACAGGGCAACACCGCAGAACACGCTTATAAACAGAAAACGCAAAGCAAAGGGCAAAGCAGCAATATCGTTTGACTGGACAACGATTGAGATTGGCCCGAAACAAGAAAAAAGCGCATCACAGGGCGGCACACACGCCAGTCCACGACTGCACGACAGGCGTGGTCACTGGCGCAAGCATCCATCTGGTAAGGCGGTCTGGGTGAAGCCATGCAAAGTCGGGGATCCGAGCCTGGGCGTTGTATTTCACGACTACAAAGTAAAAACGGAGAATAATTAAAATGATTGATCCATTTAAGATTGATAGCCCAACGTGTATCAGTTTCTCTGGTGGACGTACTAGCGCATATATGTTGTGGCGGGTGTTGCAAAGTCACGGAGGCAAGTTACCTGCTGACGCGGTGGTGTGCTTTGCTAACACAGGCAAAGAAGATGAAAAAACATTGGAATTTGTGCGGGATTGTGCGGTGAATTGGAATGTTCCGATTACTTGGTTGGAATATGCAGAAGTTGATTACACCATTGTCACGTTTGAAACAGCCAGTCGTGAGGGTGAGCCGTTTGAGGCGCTGATCCGTAAAAGAAATTATTTGCCCAATCCGGTTACTAGGTTTTGCACTAGCGAACTAAAAATTCATCCAATTGCTCGATATTTGTTTTCCCTTGGTATGGCTGACACTAAATCAGAAGCAGAAAACATGAGCATGATTGGCATGAGGGCTGATGAACAACGTAGGGCAGCAAAGATTCAGGACAAGTCACGGATCCCATTGGTAACGGCAGGCATTACTAAACAAGATGTAGGCGCATTTTGGCGTAGCCAATCATTTGATTTGGGTTTGCCAAACAATAACGGCGTAACGATGCACGGCAATTGTGATTTGTGTTTTTTAAAAGGGGGGGCACAAATTTTGTCATTGATTGCTGAAAAATCAGAACGGGCGGTGTGGTGGGCCAAGATGGAAGCATTAGCATTAACAAGCAAGCCAAGCGGTGCTGTGTTTCGCTCAGATCGACCAAGCTACGCGCAAATGATTAAATTTACTGAAAAACAAATGGATATATTTGACGTTAACGAAGAATCAATCCCTTGTTTTTGTGGGGATTGAAATGAACCGACCTATTTACGAGACAGAACGCAATATAACGCAAGAATTTGCACTTTCTCAGCAAATTGAGCGTGTATTTAACTGCAAAACAGAGAACAGACAATGATTAACATTTGCCCAATATGTGATGAACGCCGCAACACAAGCCAGAACGCTGCTCAATGGCCTATTCTGCAAGCGTGGGCGACTCAGAAAGAATGGCCTATCAATGGCAAACAATGCTGGCTTACCGCCTACGATTGGAAAGACATTCTTACCGCCGCGTTTGAAAACGACACTTCGCCACGAATCGCGCCAGGATTAGATGGTGGCATTGTGATGCTGGGTAGGCGTACAAGTCGGTTCAGCAAAAAGCAGTTCAGCGAGTGGCTTGAATGGCTGCTTGCTGCATCGCATCATGCTGGCATCAAAATCCCTGCTCCGAAATACATGGAACCAGAATGATCCGATCCAAAACAAGAAAGTGCGCGATCTGTCGTAGTCCGTTTGTAAAGTTATCCATGACGCACAAAGTTTGCAGCGTTGATTGTTCAATTGAACTAGTCAAGCGCGAAAGGAAAAACGCAGAGCGCAGAATCTACACAGTTAGACGCAACGAGCTTAAAACCCTCACAGACTGGCTTAAAGCTACGCAGAAGGAGTTTAATGCTTACATAAGGCAAAGAGATGCCTACTTGCCCTGTGTGTCGTGTGGGGTTTATAGAATCTCAAATGATGCAGGACATTACCGCTCGGTCGGGAGTAACCCTGCGCTGCGGTTTGACGAGGATAATTGCCACAAACAATGCGTACTTTGCAATCAACACAAAAGCGGCAATGCAGTAGAGTATCGAATCGGTCTGATTGCGCGGATTGGGATTGAGCGAGTAGAAGCATTGGAAGGGCCACACGCGCCAATAAAATACACTATCCAGCAAGCGCAGAACCTAGCAAAATATTACAGGCAATTGCGAAAAAATCTCTGCACAGACTAAATTTCAAAATATGTGATAATTGCTCAATCAAATATAAATAGGAAAAAAATCATGCTTACCAAGAACATTGTAAAACTGCTTAAAGAAACGCCCAATCTGAACGCAACGCAAATGCACGAGATCCTGCAAGGGAGCAAAATTACGCTATCCTCAACGCTTAATTCCATGTATCGTCAAAACAGATTGATCCGCGAAAAAGCGTCGAAGGCAGTTGAATTGGCAGTGAGTCGTGGCCCACAAACCGTGTATATCTATCGAGTAAAAGATGCCGATTCGCAAAACGGGTGATGGTTGGTTCTGGGGCAGTCAAGGACCATTTGCAACCAAAGTGAAAGCGTTGCAAGTGGCTCGTGCTGCTCATGCTAACGGATTCAAGGAAAACGAAATGACCGATCCTGCTGCCGAATTTGTACAGTGTTTATTCCACGCAGTAACAAATACGCACATCCTGCATTTGCAAAGCAGATCATATTCTCAGCACGTTGCATTGGGCGCGTACTACGAATCCCTGATTGAGCTGGCAGATACCTATGCTGAAGCCTATCAAGGCAAGTACGGCATCATTACAGGGTATACGGGCGACTATAAACTTCCTCCTGGCGCACTTGAATATCTAATGGAAATCAGTGATGCAATTAAAATCATGCGCGTAAGACTACCGCAAGATACTGAACTGCAAAACCTGATTGACGAGATCGCATCAGAGACAGACTCAACTATTTATAAACTGCGGTTTCTTGCATGAACCTAGAAATTCAGTATAAAAACATTGACGATCTGATTCCATACGCCAGGAACAGGCGAACCGTATGCCAAGCGTACCAATAAATAATAAATGTAGTGAATTAGGATGTAATAATCCACGCTCTAACCTAAATACTTGCTGTATGTCGCACGGTGGCAAACAATCCACAAAGTCAGAAAATAAACGAGTAAAGAGTAAAGAATACAATAGCGCAAAGTGGAAGCATCTAAGACAGCGCCAGTTGACTGCACAACCACTCTGCCAATCTTGCATCACAGAAGGGCGCGTATGCCAGGCATCAGATGTAGATCATGTGTTCGCGTGGTCGGCTATAGGCCAGCAAGCGTTTATGCACAACATATTCCAGAGTCTCTGTCACAACTGCCACTCACACAAGACGCAACTAGAGCAACAGGGCATTTATCGCTCGTATGGGCATCAGAACGGCGTCAGAGACTACAACATCAGTGAGTGGGCACAAGTGCAGGGCATCGAC